CTATTTCAAACAGCAATTTCCGTTGGGTCGTGAACCCGAAGTTAATGGTGCCTCTATTCTGCGGATACGTGCAACTCCGAGCACGGCTGCGGCGGTAACCCTTGTCTGCTACGTGATTTGGGAGGAGTGAACCGATGACCGCAACAGTACCGGTTTTCCGGCAGACCGAAACGCTGACCGGGCAGAACATCCTCGCGCCCGCAGACATGCTCGCCATTCTGGGGCTGCTCACACCCACCTACGAGGGGTCAATCTCGTCGACTATCGTGGCGGGCGCTGCGGTGTACGCCTTCACGTTTCAGAACGTGGTGACAACATCACCCGATGTGAACAATATACAGACCGCCCACATCGGTGACTGGGTGGTGTACAGCTCTGTCACCGGGCTTGCAATCGCTTACACTGCAGCACAATTCGCTATCATCTTCCACACATAAATGAGGCTTGGACACGCGCAGCCGATCGGTTACGAGAAACCGAAGACCTGGCTTCCGCAATACTCGTATGCTCCCGCATCTGTTGTTTTCGACGATGTCGGGTCCGGTCAAACCGGAACATTCAGCGGCGCTTGGTCTTTCCAGCATTACGCGAAAGCCGGTGCGTATGTGGTTCTGGTCTTCATCGACGACCGGCCCGAGACTTTGACGAATGTCGCTTATGCGGGTGTACCGATGAACTCGCTCGGGTCGATCGGCTGCAACAACGCCCCGGCATCGAATGGGTCGCTTCGGTTTTACGGGCTCGGCGGGGTACCTGCTGGGTCGCAAACGGTTTCAGGTACGGTTTCCACCGCCCTGTGGATGGTGGCTAACACGGTGTCCTACCTCAATGTCGCTGCGGCTGCGCTGATACTGTCCAGCTTCGGACTGTCGGCGGCACCGTCGTCGGGGTCTGTGGTGTGCAAGTCGGGGCAGATGATCGTGGGCGGGTTGGCTTTTGGGAACTTTCTCGGTTCCGCCACGAACATCAGTGCTCCGATCGGTGGATCGAACCGCTATCTGAACACCGTCAGCAACAACACCAGCGGGTTGTCGATCAGTGACGCCACTGCCACAACAACTTTCACGGCAACGTTGAGCACCGCTACCGACCCGTGGGCCGGTGGCGGTGTATTGCTGACCCCACCTCCGATTCTCGCGCCGCAGGTCACCAACATTGACGTGTCGATGACCAATTCGTCCACGATGAGGTAACCGATGGCCAGGCTTGGGCGGCGCTTTCTCGCACCTGTTGACCGACCGCCCAGACTGGCGGTCATACCGACCCAGAACGTTACTGTAGCCGGGATATCGTCGGCGGAACTGTTCGGCGCACCAACGGCTTTAGCGACCGCCTCGATCACACCGGCCGGTATCGGCAGTGCGGAATCGTTCGGCGCACCGGCCACCACCAGTGTATTGACACCAGCCGGTATCGGCGGCGTGGAAGCCTTCGGCGCACCGGCAATCGCCCAGGTGATAGCACCGGCAGGTATCGCCAGCGCGGAGACCTTCGGCGCGCCAACGTCTTTAGCCACCGCATCGATCACACCAGCGGGCATCGGCAGCGCCGAGAGTTTCGGTGCACCGCTAACCGCCTCGGTGCTCACACCCAGCGGTATCGGCTCTGCTGAAACGTTCGGTGCACCAACCGCTTTAGCGACCGCATCGATCACACCGGCCGGTATCGGCAGCGCCGAATTGTTCGGTGCGCCTGCCGCCGCCAAGGTCATCACACCCAGCGGTATCGGCACATCCGAGCTGTTCGGCGCGGCGGCAATCGGCCAGGGTGTGACGGTAGCCGGTATCGGCAGCGCCGAATCCTTTGGTGCAGCACTGTTTTCATCGGTGCTCACACCGGCAGGTATCGGCAGTGCGGAGACCTTTGGCGCACCAGTGAGCTTGGCGACCGCATCGATCACGCCAGCCGGTATCGGCACATCCGAGCTGTTCGGCCTGGCGGCTGTCGGGCAAGGCCTCGCCGCATTCGGTATCGGCAGTGCGGAACTCTTTGGCGCACCGGCCGCATCGACGCTTGCGTTCGTCACACCAGCTGGTATCGGCAGTGCTGAAACATTCGGCAGACCGGTCAGCACCTTATTCGTCACACCGGCCGGTATCGGCAGCGGCGAGGCGTTCGGCGCACCAGCGGTGACACCCGTTGTGCTGATCGTGCCAGCCGGAATCGGCAGTGCGGAACTCTTCGGCGCACCGGCCGTTTCGACCGCAGCGTTCGTCACACCGGCCGGTATCGGGACCACGGAAACGTTCGGGGTTCCGGTCAGCACGTTGTTCGTCACACCAGCCGGTATCGGCAGCGGCGAAGCGTTCGGCGCACCAGCGGCAACACCGGTCGTGCTGATCGTGCCAGCCGGTATCGGCAGCACGGAACTCTTTGGGGCACCGCTATTTTCGCGGATCATCACACCCAGCGGGATCGGGTCTGCTGAAACGTTCGGTGCACCGGTCAGTACGGTGTTCGTCACACCGGCAGGTATCGGCACAGGCGAAGCGTTCGGCGCACCGTTTGTGGCAGCAGCCCTGCTTTTTCTTCCAGCCGGTATCGGCAGTACGGAACTCTTCGGCGCACCAGCGGTTTCGACGCAGGCGTTCATCACGCCAGCCGGTATCGGCAGCACGGAAACGTTCGGGTCACCGATCAGTAGCCTGTTCGTCGCGCCAGCCGGTATCGGCAGCAACGAGCTGTTCGGTGCGGCGGCTATCGGCCAAGGGCTGGTGGCGTTCGGTATCGGCAGCGCGGAACTCTTCGGGGCACCAGCGTTTACGGCTCAGGCGTTCATCACGCCGAGTGGCATCGGCTCCGGTGAACTGTTCGGCGCACCCCTCATCGTGCCCGGCACAGTCACATTGAGCTTTGCCGGAATCGGCTCAGCCGAGGCGTTCGGCCGTGTTGTCGCGGCGAACGCGTTGATGCTGGCCGGGATCGCCAGCGCCGAGCAGTTCGGTGCGCCTGGGGTCACGATATTCTCCGGTCTGCAAACACTGGCCCTGGCTGGCATCCCCGGTGCTGAGATGTTCGGGGCGCCGGTATTCCAGCTCGTCCCCATCCCGGCTATCACGTTCAACGTGATAGTGCAGGATGCCATCGTCAGCGTCACAGTGGCTGTGCCACAACAGTTCGTCACCGTGGAGCCCAACGTGGCCACCCTGGCAACCGCCCCTACCGGATTGGACCTTATTGTGCAACCGAACACGACCAGTATCACCGTTCCGGGGCAACCGCTTACCGGTGTGCCACTGGTCGTGGTGGAACAGTAAATGCTGATCTGCGTTCCCTACACCCGAATAGTAGACGCCACAAGGATATTCACGTCGTTCTACGACGGGCAGGTCCAATACGTTGAACTGCACGACGACTGGGATTACACCCGCTATTTTCAGCAGCGCTGGGACGACGGTCGCACGTTCATCAACCTGGAACACGACACGGTGCCGTGGCCGGGTGCGCCGGAAGTGCTGTGGGCCTGCGAGAAGCCGTGGTGCGCCTACGGTTACACGATGAAGGTCGAACAGAAGCATGGCTCGTCGCTGGGTTGCACGAAGTTTTCAGCCGAGCTTATGGCGCAGCTACCGGATGTATGGCGTGACATGCTCGTCTGCGGATACTGGCCCGAAAACGCGTGGGCGCACTGTGATTCGTGGTTTTATGACTACGCCACACGGCGTGGCCTACACCCGCATCTGCATCTCCCCAGTGTGCTCAACGCCAATCCGAGATACCTGAAACAGCCCAGACCAGGACCATGAGAGGACGAAAGACTATGGCAACGAAGAGACCGGGCAGCGACAGCCAGGGCAGGTTCCCGGTGACCAGCGCCGCCAGCGCCAAATCCGCCATCAAGCTGCGCGGCCATGGCGACAAAGGCAAAAGCGCTGTGCTGAACCATGTGATGGCCAAGGCGGGCGACAAGCCGGGTGTCAAAGCTGCGGTCGCCAAGGCGCGCAAAGTGGACAAGGGCAAATGACCAAGAACTACCCGCCGATCAGCAAGCACCTGAAGCCGGGACCGGGTGCATCCGGTATCGAAGGCCAGCCGTTCACCAACCCTTACGAGAACCCGTACCAGACGGTGACCGAGCACTTCTTCGACCCGACCACACCGAACGATCCGGCGTTCTCGGATGTGCAAGCCCCCTACGAGGTTTCGACGGCCAGCCCCATCGGCCAGATCATGTCCGATTTCCAAGAGGCGCAGTCGAAGCTGAAGAACAACGGCGGCAAGTGAGGAAATGCCGTGGTGGGGCTGGCTTTACGTGGCGTGGCTCCTCGCCGTCTTCGTGATGAGCGGTGACCAGTGAGCACAGCGGTACTCGGCTGCACACTGCCACGCATCTGCACCAAGCCGCTGCCCGAGAACTGCGACAGACACGGTGAACTGCGCAAAGACCGCACCCACGGTTACGCCGCCATCAAGTTCGCGGAAGACCTGCTGCACCTGAAGCTGTACCCGTGGCAGCGCTGGCTGCTGATCCACGCGCTGGAACTGATCACCGACGAGAACGGTTTCGACGTCTACCGTTACCGCATCGTCATCGTCGAAGTCGCGCGCCAGAACGGGAAAAGTTTACTCACCATCGTCTTGGCGTTGTGGCACCTGTTCGCCCTGCACTCGCGCACCGTGATCGGCACCGCCCAGGACTTGACCAAAGCCGACGACACCTGGCGTGAAGCCGTTGCCTACGCCGAGGCCGACGAAGAACTGTCCGAACTGTTCGACGCATCCGGTATTTTCCAGGGACATCCGAAAACCTTTACCTTGCACGATGGTTGCGAATACCGGGTGGCGTCGGCGACACGTCGTGGTGGCCGTGGATTCTCCGGTGACTTCGTTCTGCTGGATGAGCTGCGCGAGCACAAGAACTGGGAGTCGTGGAGCGCGGTCACCAACACCATGAACGCCCGCCCGAGAGGCCAGGCCTGGGCGTTCTCCAACGCCGGGGACGCGTCGTCTATCGTGCTCAGATATCAACGGGCCCTTGCCCATCGGGATCTCGGCTGGCCCGACGGCGAGCGCGAATTCGAAGGCGTGCTCGACGACCTGGACTCCGAGCTTGAAGCGTTCCTCGAATCCCAGGGCGCCGATCTCAAACCGGGATGGTTCGAATGGTCCGCCCCGCCGGGGGCGAAGCGCAGCGACCTTGAGGCTCTGGCGCAGGCCAACCCGTCGATGAACCACGTCGAGGTCACCGAGGACTGCCCCACCACCCGCACGCTGCTGTCCGCGCTGAAATCGAACCCGGCCTATGAGTACGAGACCGAGGTCATGTGCCGTTGGGCCACACTGGGATTGGGTGGCCCGTTCCCCGAAGGCTCGTGGGAAGAGACCTGCAAACCCGAGGCGCGGCCGGAGCAGGGAACGAAATTCGTTGTCTGCGTGGAAGTGTCAGCGCGGCGCAACCAGAGTTATGTCGCCAGGGCGGGACGCAAAGAGGACGGCACCTTCGTCGTCGGCATGCACTACGACCATCCCGGCACCGAGTGGGTGGTGGAAGCCCTCGCGGCGGAAGCCGACAGAACGCTGGCCGTGGTGGTCCGCTCCGATACCGGCGGCTCCACACTGTCCATGCTGGAACAGATACAGAACGGCCTATCCGGCACCAATACCGAAGTGCTGGAATGGAAAGCCGGTGACATCAACGTGGCGCACGGCCAGATGTTCGACCGGCTGCGCGACGGCACCATCGAACACCTGCCGCACCCCGGCCTGGACATGGCGGCAACCTCAGCGGTGGAAGCGCTCAAGCCCGGCGGCGGCTGGGTGGTGGACATCCGGCGATCCCCCACCGACACCGCCCCGCTGTACGCGGCGATCGGCGCGGTGTGGGGATTGGAGCAGATGGTCGGCGCGGACTACGACGTGCTGCAAAGTGTCCTGTAGGAGGATTTGATGGCTGACGTTATTTTCAACCCCGTTGCGGGCGTGCCGTTCTCGGGCGGTACCCGCATGAAAGACCTGGGTGACGGCACGTTCGCGCCGTTGTCGATGAGTGTTGCTGGATTTCAGCCGGTATTGTCGATTACAACTCAGTCAGCGGCGTTGACCGCCGGTACGATGCTGGATAATACCGGTGTCCGCAACAATCATAGTTTGGTGGTGGTTGCCAATGGAACCGTCAGCAGTGGGACCGTGCAGTTACAGGGTAGCCAGGATAACGTCAACTGGGTGAACTTGCTGGGCGGCAGTGGGTTTCAGCAGGGTGTAGTCTCTCCCACTACTGGTGGTGTCTTCTTGGGTACAGCGCAACTGAGTCCGTTCCGCTACATACGGGCGTTCATTGCCACGGTGATCGCTGGTGGCGGCACTATCTCGGCGTGGGTAGCGAGCGCCGGATGAACGTCGGCACCGAAATCCGCTGGGACAGAGGCGAACTACCCGACGGTGAGGGTGTCGTCGTGGAGGTCAAGGACACCGGCATGCACATGGTGCGCGACACCCACGGCAACCTGCACGGATTCCCCGAGCACCAGGTAGATGATCTGTTGAAGGCGAAAAATGCGGAATCCCTTCAGGATTGAAAAGCGCAGCCTGGCCGAAAGAGCCGAGGCCGGTGCGAAACTGTCCATGGAGGAATGGCGGCAGCTCTCGTTCATCGAAGGGTACTGGCCGGATGCCGGTGCCGGTCCCGGCAATCAGGGTGCCATCTCCGTTTCTCGTGCGCTGGCTTTGGTGCCGGTGTTCGGGGCGGTGCGAACCATCGCCGACTCGATCGCCTCACTCACCCCCAGCCTCTACACCAAAGACAGTCGCGGCCTGCTGCAAAGACAGCCGACACCAAGTCTTTTCGCGCAACCCTCTATTCATGGCACCATGTACGACTGGCTGTTCCGGGGGGCATACTCGATGTGCCTGAACGGTGACGCCATCGGATTGAAAACGGCCACCGACTTTTACGGCTACCCCACCATGATCGAATGGCTTAACCCCGAACAGGTCGCCACCCAGGACGGCAAGATGTACGGGCCAGGCTCCTACATGAATCCGATGTGGTGGTGGTGGGGACGGCCGATCGACCCGAGACTGCTGCTGCACATCCCGTGGTTCAGCGTGCCCTGGCGGGTGAGAGCGTTGAGCCCTATCGCGGCCTATGCGCTGGCGATCAACACCGGCATCGGCGCGCAGGAATTCCAGGCCAACTGGTTCGGCCAGGGCGGTGTCCCGCCAGGTACCTTCAAAAACGCCGAACGCATCATCGACCCGAAAGATGCTGACGCACTGTCCAACCGGCTCACCGCGCGGATGCAGTCACGCAAACCCCTTGTCTACGGTCGTGACTGGGAATACACCCCGATCGCGATCAAACCGCACGAGGCCCAGTTCGTCGAGACCATGCAGCTCACCGGCACCCACATCGCCGTTATCTACGGGCTGCCACCGCACAAGCTCGGCGGTCACACGGGTGACTCCATGACCTACTCCACCACCGAGTTGGAGAACATCGACTACCTGACGAATTCGCTGCGCCCGTGGCTGCGCCGGTTCGAATACGCTCTGACACGGTGCTTTCCGCGCGGCTACTTCGTCAAATTCGACACCGAAGACATGCTGCTGCTCGACGCCAAAACCCGATCCGAGATCGACAACATCGCTCTCGGCTTCCAGAACAACGGCTGGAAGACCGAGGACGAGGTTCGGGCCAGCCGTGACATGGCGCCGCTGCCGAAACCCAAGGTGGCGCCCGTCAAGTGGACCGGATCGGTGGACCCGCCCGAGCCGGTGCCCAAACCCGATGTGACACAACCAGGTAAGACCAACGGCAAAGTCGTGTCGAACGGGCGGGAGCAGATCTCGGCCACCAACAAAGCTCTGGCCGGTAGCGCACCAGCTGCGGGGCGCGCAATGACAAGCCATCAGAAAGCAGTAGAAGCAATGTCAATACGTTCACGGTGGACGATGCCATCGTGAGGGGAAAGGAATAAAATCATGGCAAGTGACGCGCCGTGGTCGAACTTCACGCAAGCCGACTACTCAAGTCAGCAGTGGGCCAGAGCGTGTGTCATCGACCGTGAGGAAGGCGACCCCGGTTCGAAAGACCGCTATCTCCTGGCGGTACGCGAACCCGGGGGTGCGGTAAACCGCAACGCGGTGTACGAGGCTGCGCGGAAAATCCACACAGTGGAAGGTGTTGCACCCGACAAGAAAACGGTGGCGGCACGCAAGCTGGTGACACTGTATCGCACCGACCTTGCCGAGACACCGCCGGATTCGCTCACCAACATGGTTGCTACCGGCGAACGTGCGGCATCGCCAGAGACAGAAACCATGTGGACGAACAACTGGCAAGGATACAAGAACGGTTCGCCGGTCGAGGCCCGCAAAGGCCCCGATGGTGTCCGTTCGATCGGCGGTTACGCTGCCGTGTACAACACCCGGTCGATGCCGATGCAGAACTTCGTGGAGATCGTGGAGAATTCGTTCTTCAACAAGTCACGTGCCGACGACTGGCCCGGTGTGGTGTGCCGGTTCGACCACAGCAACATGATGCTGCTCGGCACCACCGCATCCGGCACGCTGCGTCTGGCCCCCGACAACGTCGGGCTCGACTACACGGTTGCGCTACCGGAGCATCGCGGCGATGTCTGGGAACTGGTGGATCGCAGGGACGTGAGAAACAGTTCGTTCGCGTTCCAGGTGTTCGATGACGAGTTCACCTACGACGAGGGATTCCCTGTGCGACACCTGGTTTCGGGACGGCTGATCGACGTGTCGCCGGTCGTCACCCCGGCGTATCCCGATGCCACGGTCGGGCTGCGCTCGATGGCGCGCCACGTCGGGGCACCGTATGAGGAAGTGATCAAGAGAGCGGCGAGTGACGAGCTGCGTTCGTTCTTCATCAGGACCGACAACAACGGTAAGCCAGCCAAGAAGCGTAGTGGTCGCCAGGCGCTTGCGGAGATTCTGGCGATGGAAGACCCTAAGTAACACAACAGGTTTCACAGATTCAGCCACGGGCAGGCGCACAGCCACCTACCCTGATCTGTTTGTGCGGGTAGCCGCATGTTTAGAGGGCCGCTCTCAAACAGCACCTTCACTCATCGCATTTTGAAAGGAACTCACATGAGTGGGGTTGTTACACAAGATCCGACCGTTAAGCGGTTGCAGGACAGGCGAACCACCGTCCTGCACCAGGCGCGGGCGTTGGCGGACAGGGCGGCTGAAGAGAACCGCGACATGTCCGGTGAAGAGAACCGGCAGTGGGAAGAAGCCATGTCGGAGATGAAAAGCATCGACGCCAGGGTGGAGAACATTCTGACCGGCGAAGAGCGGGCACAGCTGGCTGAGGCCCGCACGGCGGCGATTCTCGGTCAGCCGCAAGACCCGAACGCACCGGGCGCCGACACGAGCGGTATCCCTCCCGCCGTGAGCGCGGAGCAGGAAGCGCGGGCTTTGCGCGACTTCTGCTCGGGCAAGGGTCCGAAGTCCTACGAGGTACGGTTGCCGACTGCCATCGAACGGCGCGCGTGGACCGGCCCCCAGTACCGTGCTTTGGGTGATGTCGTGCAGGGTACCATCACCACCGGGGTGCCGTTGCCGACTTCCTTTGTCGGCCAGCTGTATCGGTACCTGGTGGACACCAGCTCGATCCGGCAGACCAACCCCACGGTGTACACCACATCCAGTGGTGAGAACCTGGCCGTGCCACGGTCAACCTCCGAAGGTAGCGCCACGTGGTTCGCTGAAGGTGCGTTGCTGACCGCTTCCGACCCGGTGCTGTCCAGCGTTACGCTCAGCGCCTACAAGGTGGCGAAGCTGATCCAGATCTCTTCGGAACTGTTGGCAGACACCGGGTTCGACATCGTCGGGTATCTGGCCGAGCACGCCGGTCGTAACCTCGGCATCGCGGTCGACACCGCCTATGTCGCGGGTACCGGCACCAGCCAGCCGACCGGGTTCACGAACGCGACCAGCGGTGCGACGATCGCGCTGACCGCTGTGACCGGTACCGGTTCTCTGGTCGGGCTGCCCACCTCGGGTACGGTGGTCGGTGCTGATGTGCTGATCGAGCTTTACCACTCGGTCATCCCTCAGTACCGTGCGCGGGCATCGTTCGTGATGAACGACCTCACCATCAAAGTCGTTCGCAAACTGAAGGACACGACCGGCCAGTACCTGTGGCAACCGGCTCTGGTTGCGGGACAACCGGATACGATCCTGGGCAGGCCGGTGTTCGCCGACCCGCACATGCCGACGATCGGAACATCAACCACCCCAATCGCTTTCGGCGATTTCGGCGGTTACTTCATCAGGGATGTGACACCGATCCGGTTCGAGCGCAGCGACGACTTCGCGTTCGGTAACGACCTGGTGTCCTTCCGGGCCATCTACCGCACAGACGGAAAGCTGGGTGACACCAACGCCGTCAAGCTGTACGCGACGGCTGCCAGCTGATCTACGAAAGGAGAAGTGCCCCACACCATTTGGCCTAGTGGTGTGGGGCCTTCCCCGCTGAGAGAGAGAAGAACAATGCCCCTTATCCGAATGCGTATCGATGTCCTCGGGGGATTTCACGGCAACCCCAACGGTGTAAGGCGCGGCGACATCGTTGATTTGGATGCGGCGAGCGCCGAACGCAACGTGCGCAGCGGCTATGCCGACTATGTCGCGGAAGCCCCCAAACCCGTCCCGCCTGTCGAGAAAGCCGTCGCACCGGAACACGAGACAGCCAAAGTGGAAATCCCGTCAGAGATCGCTGCCTTGGCCAAGCCGAAACCCCTGGACGAGCCGCAGGATGAGGAACCGGAGGAAAAGCCTCGGGCGAAGGCCCCGGTGAAAACCACCGCACGGCGTGCGGGACGTTAAATGCTGATCGGTGTTGTCGCACACGTCAACCGGGAAAAGATGGCGGAGAAGCTGATCAGCGACGTTGACGCCGACGTGTTCTGCTTCGACCACACCTTCCCGCCCAGCCCGAAAGGCTGCGCCGACAACCACATTCGGGTACTGCGGCAGCTTACTATGCTCGCTACATTGGGGGAGTTTGTCGTGGTGCTGGAAGACGATGCGGAGCCGGTCGCGGATTTCCGCAACCAGGTCAAGGCCGCGCTGCGCAGGGCCGGTTCACCACTGGTGGGTTTTCACCTGGGCACCGGCAGCCCGCACGGTGCGGTGCAGCGGGCGGTGATCCCGGCGGTGGAGGCCGCAGAAGCCGCTGGCGCGAATTGGATCGTGTCGGACTGGTTCATCTCCACACTCGGCTACGCGGTGCGCTCAGAATTGCTCTCAGCCCTCCTACGGGGCATCTCTGACGTGGGTGGCCC